TACTATGCTCATAATATAATCTCCTTAAATTTATATTCTTTCAAATTTATAATCTCTGTATCTAAATGTAACTTGAAATTTTGCATATTCGTTTATCATTCCATATCCATAATTTGCCGGTATGATGGACGATGGATATACTCCATCTAAGCTAAATTTTCCAGTTGCTTCATCTGAATGGTTCAAAACATAAATAAACATGTTGTCAGACATGTTGGACAAAGAGTATGGGTCTATGTTATTATTTTTATCAATAATGAGATCCATCCACTGTTCAAAATAATTTCTTTCCCACTGATTTTCCGATGATATAAAGGTCATTACAATTTCAGAATTATATTGTCTTCTGTGGGGATATTGACGAACTGGACCAAAATGTGTGTCTGCAATAGTTGAAAATGATCTTGATGGTAGTGTTATGTTTTCTGGGTGAAACAGGTTGCTTGATGCTGGTTTAGTTCCGCCGCTGCCCTCCATACCCTTCCATTCCACTTCACCTTCACCCCCCACCTCCATAATTTCCACAGCATATCTAGTTGGTGTTGACAGACCACCACCTCTTGATAGGAGTGTCTTGAAATCGTCTATTGTTCTATGATATCCGGCCATGCTTATTCTCTATACTTATTTATGGAAGAATATCATCTTCTGTGAGTATTATAAATTTCCAATTTCGACTTTTGCAAAAATCTTTTGCAGATTCCCACTTTTCTTGGTTTATTGTATACCTTATACATTCGTTTATGTAACTTTTTCTTGATTTTTTTGGTTTTTTTGGTGGAATTGTTTGTTTTTTGGGTTTAACTTCAAGGATTGAGATATCATTTCCACTTTTTATAATAAAATCTGGATAATATTTGTGCATTTTTTTGTCTGTGGTGGAATAATATGGGATTGAAACTTCTTCACTTCCCCACTTTGAGATATTGACATTTTCATCGAGATATTTACACACTCTCCGTTCCCATAAAGACCTACAAACAATATTGGATGGGTCACCAATGTATTTATCTTTATTTTTTATTTTATATTTAGTTTTATACGCCATATGATTTATTTATGAACTTTCGTATAAATATAGTATGATATTAAATAATATTAGGAAAATACAATGACTGCATTATCATATCCACAGAAGGGTGTCTGGTCTAGTGATGAAGTTAGTAGTGGTTTTTTACGATTTGCTGCAAGACCGTTTGAAAATACATTAGACGACCAATCACAATCGTCAACAGATTCTGGATCTATTCATGATATTTATCTACCATATCCTAGTGTCGTGTCTACTGATACGGCAATATGGGATCAGGGTGCAAATGATGGATTTTGGGGATATACAGATGCGGATCTCAGAGGTGGTTGGGGAGAAGCGCTTTCTGGTACAGCAAATTTTCTCACCTTTGGGTTGGTCGGTTCGGGTAGACGAGCTTTGAATGATATAGAACAGATGGAATTGAGTATGGCTCAATTTAAGATGCCGCAATTGAGACAACGACATTATTCTTGGAATTTGATAAACAGAGAGATTGGTGATGGCGAAGTTATTGCAACAATCTGTAGATCTTTTCAGGCATCTGTATATCCAGTACAGGCAATGGGTAAGGCTGGAATCCGCGGGAATGAACAAGTACAACCACCACCAATGTGGGATGTTACTTTTGCCCATCCTCAAGAAGCCCCGTCCCAAGATATCAATGCAGAAGCTGCTCCACACAAACCAGGTGGCTGGCGATGGCACATGGATCAATTTCTTTCTGTCTTGATGAGTGTATCAATTTCACCAACACAACTAACTGACGGTTCGATGGCAGTAGCCAGAGATGGATTTCCTCTTGCAACTACATTAAAACTGAGTTTTTTAGAAGCATCACAAGCAGTTGCAACCAACGACTGGACGAGTATATTGCCATACTCTGCTGCAACAGATGCAGGTTCGGGTGTTTATGGTGGCATGTATGGTGGAATGTCACCGTTATAAATTTAATGAGATAATAAATGTATTTTAAAAATTTTCCAAAAATAGATTATGAATTTTCAACAGAGAACGGCAATCTTACCATTAAGATGCAGGATGTTTTTCGTAGAGTCGCACTCAAAAAGAAAACTTTAGATACACCCACTAACTTTAATCAGTATGTCATAAATGACGGAGATACTCCCGATCAAGTTGCATTTGATGTCTATGGAGATAGTGCATTGTGGTGGGTGGTTTTACTTTCAAATGGCATCGTTGATTTAGATAATGATTGGTCAAAATCATCCAACGAAATCAATAAGTTATTTTCTGAATTTTTAGACGGTAAGAGTTATTATTTTATGGAAAACCTAGACATCAAAGAAGATGATGTCATAGTACGAAGAGATATTACAGGTAATATACTTGATTTGAATGTTTGGGGAATTATAAACGATATTGATCATTTCCATCATAGAGTAGATGTAAAAACCAAAGAATCTGAAGGAACATTTTCTCAAGGAGATGAGTTCTATGTATATACGCCGACAAATGAAGGATATAAAAAGGTTAACGGTTTCGGACTGACAGCATGTGCAATCCAATCACTTGGTGGGACGGCGTGTGTTCAAATTACGGGACCTACCGATGATGAAACAGAAGCGCAAGGTCCATATTGTGCAACTGCTGGTTCAACTTTCGGAATCATTAGAAGATCTGAATCTATAAAAAATGGTTTATCATTCTTTGAATATCATAATGAAGATATGCTAAATCCATATTCAATGATTGACGGAAACTCTCCAAATGGAACGACTGGTGACTTTTATAAAGGTGCTGGAAGTTTGTGTGGTTTGACCGCAACTTTGTTGTATAAATGGGTTACTGATGATATGCCAGTAAATAGTGGAATTAAAGTAATTAGCAAAGGGGCAGACATTATTAGAAAAAATGATAATAATAGGATAATTAAATTATTGAGACCACAAATATTGAATCTTGTGGTCGGAGAATTTCATTCGCTAATAAATAATACGGTTCCACCGGGAACTACTAAATATATAACAACTTTATAATAAGGTTCTTAGAATATGGTATATACTGAAAATGAAGGATATAAAGTTGACATCACGAAGTTGTCTATACGAAAGATAAAATCTAAAGATGAAGAAATTATTATCGTTGGTCCAGAAACAAAAAAAATTGGGCATAACCTTTATACAATGACTATAATGGAAAGTATACTTTCACCATCTATTGTGGGGAGTATGATTATAAAGGAGCCAGACAATATGGTTGGTGAATTTGTAGTAAACGGTCAAGATGAAGTCGTACATATAGAGATGGAAACACCGGGAATTCCTGGTTCTAAGAAAATTTTAGAATTTTGTTTGACGGAAGCTCACCAACAGGGCGATATTGCTACTGCAGATGGTGCATATGGTGGTACTTTAAAGAAAGGTCAATATAAAATAAACTTCATGTCATGTGAAGGATATTATTATAATATTCCCGATAATGAACAACACGCTGAATTTTTGAATACGGATTCTTTTGTAAAGATTGCTAGTTCTGGAAAAGATGGTGGATTAGTAAATAACATTGCAGGAAAATATTTCAATGGCTCTGATGGTTGGTCAGTTCCAAACAGTATGGATATCGAAGAAACTCACAATTCTATATGGATGAAAAAGAATCCAAATTTATATCCGTGGGGAAAGAAATCAAATAACCTGACTCTCATGCAACTCATGACCAACCTAACCGAAAATTCTATTGGTGTAAACCAGCAAGGTCATTCTAATTTCTTGTTCTGGAATGATTTTGATGGATGGCATTTCAAATCTATAAGAAAGATGATCACAGACTCGAATTTACCAAAATCTTCCGAATATTCTCCTGAGAAGTCCACTCCGTTCGTCTATGGGAAAAGTGACGGTGCAACCAAAGACCTAGAGTTTGTAAAAGATAAGGGTGATCCTAAACTATTATCTTTCGCAAGTGATACAGAATATGATCATTTGGGTTTGTGGCAAAATGGTGGTTATTCTTCATATTATGAACTAATTAAACCAAATTATTCTGATCCCTATCACAACTATTCGGACGGTCTTTCTATGCACGATCAAAGTATAATTGATTATGATTATCATAGAGATTGGGAAAATTGGGAAACGGTAGAAGAATATAAATTACTTCCAGACTGGATTGATACGAGTATAGATAAAAAATCTCCCCAGAAGAGTAGAGAAATAAAGAAGAATGACATTTATGGCTACTTTTCTTCTGTATTTAACAATGATAGAAAACTAAAAGACCAAGACTTTTTAGTTAGTAGAATGAAAGATGGTGGTTTCGGTAAACAAAACACAAATATGTGGCAGACAATGTTTGATCAAACCAACATGGAAATTAACAAATTAAAAAATATTTACGAAAATGTAATTGAACCAAGTAAAGAGAATTATAAAGAATATTTAAGAATAAAGAACCTAAAAGAAAAATGGGATGTGTATAGACACACTATATGCTGCGATAAAGAAGATATAAAAATGCAATTTTTTGCGGTAATTGATGATGCAAAATTAATACAAGATGATGCAAGGGGTGGAATATATGAATACACTTGGAGAGAAGTAGAGATTTGGCCGAAAGATGCAATAGTCGATGACGAAGAAAATGAAGAAGGTGAAGATGATATCGAACTAGAAATTCTAACAAAAGAAAATGCACCATTTAGTGTTGTTGTAATACCAGATGGTTTGAAAGGTATTGCAAATGTAGAAAATGGTGCATTCAACATAAACGAATTATTAAACACTAAAGAAGGTAATAATATATTTGTTGGACCCGGTGTCAATGTCGCAGACGAAGATTTCAACGATTATCCAGAAGCATATCAAATGATGCCCGTAGGTGGTTATTATAAAATTGGAGTAGATCCGTGTTCGGTTGATGGTGATGATGTTCACTTTCATAAACATATTGTACAGATGAATAGGATTCCGAGTTATATGTTAGAAGTTTTTGTTCCAGAAGAAAATGAAGAAGGTGAAGATGACAATTTCCCAGAAGAAATATTTTTCTTTGATGTACCAAATGCCCACGATGGGTTGTGTGATTGTCTCTAATTAAATATGTCTACTCATAGAACTACATGTTGTTGTGGGTGTGGTGACAATCCTTGTGATGAGAGTGTATATTCTTATAAAGATACATTCTGGCATCAGTATGTTGAATTAAAAAATAATTTAATAACTGAATATGATTCCACGGTTATTCCTGGTTGTGGTGATAATATTGATTGTAAGGATAATGCTTGGTTGCAACACAAAGAAGATCATAAAGAACTTGTTGATAATTTATTTTCTAATCTCAAAGGAAGTTGTCCAGTCTGTGCAATAGGAGAATCTTCATATACATTTCCTGCGATGGGCAGCAATCCATACATGTCAACATACCCCGACATGTATGAACTTGAAAATGATGCAACCACAAATTCATATTTTGATATGGGGTCTGTGGGGACTCAATATTGGAAATCTTCGTATTGCTCACGAAGATTTGATCCTGACGATGAACGATGGAGAGACATCCATTGGCCAGATATTACTCCACCTTGGCGCTATCAATTTGCACCGCCTCATGGATTTCTTCCTTGGTCACCTCAGGTTTTTGCAGAGTGGATGGTTTATTGGGGAGGTCCATTATTTCCTCAAGGTGATTGTACAATGCATTGCACCAAAGATAATATAGATTGTCATAAGATTGCCTTCGTTGGAAACGTTGGAAATTATCAAGAGTCTGGTGTAGTTTCGTCTATGAAAGTTGCAACTATTCCACCCACACCCGAAAATAATTATGAAAATTGGGAATGGATTAGAAACTGGGTTAATTCTGGTGGTAAATTAGTGATTATGGGTGAATGGAAACACGCACAAGACAAGTCATTTATTTTTTATAAACCAGGTCCATTTTATGAATCTCATGTTGGAAATGTTTCTTGTGATGTTGACAATGTGTGGGACGAATATCCAGAAGAAAATATGACCGTCGAGATGGTTAATGACAGACTAATAGAATTTGCAGAATTTTGTGCAGCAGAACCAGGCGAGTCGGAGGAACAATTTTTTGATTTTGGTGACGACCTTATAAATGAAGTGTGGTTGGCAGACGATGATAGTAACCACACACACGGTGGAAGTCCAAACGCATCCAATATAATTTCTACATGCCAAAAAACAAAGAGTCCTTTCAGAAAAGAAGATGAAAATGGAACCAGAAGAGCATTACCTTTTTATACCAAATATGCACAGGGACTTGTTCCTGTAAATAAAGGTAAGGGATTAGTTGGAAGTTGCAAGGCGGTTCATTGTCCAGAAGATTGTGATAATAATAAAAATTGTACAGTAGTTTGGAAAAAGAATGGCAAGGGTGCGGTCATTGTTGTATATGATAGTAGTGTGTGGGGATTGAATGCAACCCAAATCGACAATTTTCAATATTCTTTATTGGATGAAGATGGTGGCGGCACTTTTGGTGGCGCAACGGAAGAACAGCTAAAGAAAAAGCATTGTAATAATGATTTTTGGCAATTTGTTTGTAGTGATTTCTTATCAGAAGAGGGGTATGAAATTTCTGATAATTGCGGGGATATTTTTTGGGATCATAAAGGAAAAGAATACGAAGAAAATCCCTGTTTACCTACTGCTGCTTGTTGTATGCCTGATGGGTCTTGTGAAAATTTAAACACTTGGGAATGTACGGAGAAATTGGGTCGATGGCGCGGTAGGTTGCCAAATTATTTGGGTGCCTCGTCTAATGTGGGAAAAAATGGTGCAGACCCACAACACTGGTGTAACCCAAGTTGTTCCGAAATAGAAGAACAATGTGAGCCTCTAACTGGAGGGTGTTGTTTATGTCAGGGGATTGGGGGTGCATGTTGTTTACCAGATGGAACTTGTGAAATTATTCCAGAAGAAGTTTGTGCAGCAGTAGAAGGAGAGTACCAAGGACAAGATACAGAATGTTTACCTGGTCTTTGTGATTTACCGGACGAACCTTGTACCGAAAATGAAGATTGTCAAGGATGCGACTGTTGTGTGTTTGGTGTATGTAAAAGTTGTATTGGTAGACCTTGCAACGAAGAAACTGTTGATATCGATTGTCAAGGATGTAACTGTTGTGTAAATAATAAATGTGCCTCATGTCAGATGATGTTTGGTGCATGTTGTTTACCAGATGAAGGATGTATAGATAACCTATCACAATTTTTGTGCGAGGGTTACATATATCAGGGTTCCTATCAAGGTGACGAAACATTTTGTAATGGACCATATGTAAATTGCTTTATGGATAGAGGTTCTTGTTGTATATGTGAAAGTGGAGATATTGAATTTGAAGAATGTGTGAATTCCTTATTACCAGAAGAATGCGAAGAATTAGATGGTGTTTGGCAAGGAAAAAATAGAGTTTGCAAAAGTACAGAAGATGACTATGAAGGAAATGAAGAAGGTGAAGATGAGGATGTTGAGTGTATCGGGTATGGTGCGTGTTGTTTACTAGATGAATCTTGTCAAGCAATGTCATGCAGCGATTGCTATAACAACGAAAACGGGATTTTTCAAGGTGACCAAATTATATGTACAGATGGTTTATGTGAACAACCAGAACCACCAGTGATGGGAACTTGTTGCTTTTATCCTATGGTTGGTAGTACTCTACCATCGCAATGTTATAAAGTTGCTGCAAGATCTACAGAAGAAGATTGTTCTAACCTTCCAGATGGATCTGACTCAGTATTTTTCCCTGATGTGTGGCCCGGAGATATAGAATGCGAAACACAAGAAGCAGAATGTTCCTGCATTTATATGGATTTCGATCATGGTCATTGGCCTGCGTGTTGGACACGAAACGAATGTTTTTGTAATATGACGGGTGGAGTGTGGTGTTGCAATACAACATGTTCAGAATATTGGGAAGGTCTTGATATTAATGAAAATTGTGAACCTGAACCACAAGATGATGGTTGTGTAGATGGTGGTTGTGGTGGTAATTTGTGTTGCTTTGTATTAGGCAACGGTACATCAAGATGCTTACCTTGCATTGATCCAGATGAATTATGTGACCAAGACATTGGGTGTGAAGATGGATGTTGTGTTTGTTCTGGAACTTGGTGCGGTAATAGTTGTTGTGGTAGGTGCTTACCGGAAGAATGGTGTACTGTCGGTGACAAACTCGGTGCATGTTGTCATGATGGTGAATGTGATTATGTAGTAAAAGATAGTTGTGTCGGGCATTGGTTTGGACCAGAAACAGATTGCAGTGTTGTACCTTGCACAAAAGAAGAAGATTGTGAATGTGAATTTGAATTTGGTGCATGTTGCTTTACAGTCACCAACGATGATATATTTGGTACTCCATGTATTCCTGCAATTGATACGACAACATGTGAGGATCCTTCTTCTCATGATCAATATACCCAACAGACTGATTGTCAAATTCTTACTGCAACAGAATGTAGTGATTATGATGGATATATTGATCCCGTTTATGGAATAGAACATAGAACAAGATGGCTTGGTTTGGGTTCTGGTTGTTTCAGAATTGATTACAATGGTATTTGGGGCGCAAAAAGGTACGGCGGATATCAGACAGGTGGGTGTCCTTGGTGCGAAGAGAATGGTTTTAAATTGTTTGGTGCTATTTGCGAAGAAGATAGTGAATGTGCTGGTTCTTTGTGTTGCGAACATCGAACAGGTTGCTGGGACGGGAGTTGTGCGCATCCCCCAACTTGTAGTTGGTTTTGCGATGGGGGGGATGGGGCAGGGGTAGAATGTGAAAGTGATTCCGATTGCGAATTTGGGTCAACTTGCGAACAAGGCATATATTACGAAAAATATTGCACTCGCGCAGGCTTTCGAAACCTCACTGCGAATTGTATACCCCCCGAATGGATCGACAACTACCCAGATTTTTATGAAATGGTTTGTGAATGTGAAAGTTGCCCCGATTGTTTGGGCTGTCAAGATTGTATTATGGGTCCGGTTGGACCGATCTGCAATCCACCTCCAGAAGGTGAAGTAAGATGTAATTGTCATGCAACAGGGATTATTGCTTGGGATACTACATGCCATGGTTGTATTGAAGCACCACTGTGGCCTAATCCGATGCCAGATGGGATACCAGCAAGTGGACGTTATGGACCGGGATCATCTTGTTCTGATATTTCTGATTTTTGTGCATCTACCAATTGCAACTTTCAAGATATTTGTGGTAGTGGTTGGATGGAGAGATGTTCTATGGATGGAGAATGTGCATCTCACTTGGTGTGTTCCGTCGAGGGTTGGGGCGATGACACGTGTATGTACCCACAAGAGGAAGAATGTCATTGTCATGAAGAAGAATCTAATGAAGATGGTTCTTTTTGGGGAACCTGCGGAAGTTATTCATGTCCTTACGATACCACTTGTTTTGAAATATACATTCCGGATTTTTACGGAGAGGGTGAGGACGTTCATTATTCGTGGTGTAAACAAAGGAGCCAGGGTTATACTGTTTGTTGGGTGCATGAGGAATCTGCTAACAATAGTGCTGATGCTTGTGAAGTCGAGGCAAGTAATGCAAATGGAAACCACATCTACTCTAATTTTTCGTGTATTGATCCTTCTGATGTAGGGTTAGAAGATTGGTGTCAGAAAGATGGTGTTCTTGGGAAAATACTTGTGGACTTAAATTCAAGTGGTGCTTGTTGTAATAGCGATCCTACTTCTGATGAAGTCGGGTGTAAAATAACCACACATTTAGAGTGTTTGGTTCCTTGGTTGTTGGAACATGGCCATATTGGGGACATGCAAGACCCCCTACCGGCAGAACCGCCGTGGTATGCCTTCGGGATGACTACGCTTCCGTGGACGACGCCAACATATAAATGGAATGGACCGGGATCATCGTGTTCTGGAGATATACAAACTTGCTGTGATCAAGCAATATCCGATAATACATGTGAAGAAACAACAGATTGTAATCCAGGAAAATGTTGCGATGAAAATATGTGTGTTACTTGCTGCGAATCTAATAATGATTGTACAATCGAAGGTGAATGCTGCAACGAAGATGAAGGTATATGTGAAGAATGCGAACCATCTGATGATGATGATTGTGAAAATAATGATGATTGTGAGTGTGGTTTATGTTGCAACGATGGGGAATGTGAAGAATGTGAATGTGATTTGCAATGCGACTGGGAATGTGTAGGAAACGAAATGTATCCTTGGGATTGTGCTATAGAAACAAATGACGTTGGTATATGGAAATATCATAAAACTTGTGAAGAAGGATGTATTGACATTTGTATTTGCGATGATGATGAAGATTGTAAGAGTTGCGAATGTTGTATAAATGGAAAATGTACAAACGAATGTGGATCTTGTTGTTGGAATGGGGGTTGTGTATACGGAATCACTGAGCAAAATTGTGATTGGTATGGTGGAACATATTTCCCAGATATGCCATGTGTTTCTGCAGAAGTTGAAGAAGGAGAAGAACCAGAAGAAAGTGTAGAATTGTTGGGTGGTTGTCCCGAACCCGGAGAAGATCCCCCTGCAGACCCTGTAGATTATCCTCCCCAGTGTTTATCAGATTCTGACTGTCCGTCAGAATTGGCATGTCTTTTGGGTCGATGTAGAGAAAGGGGTGATCCTAGAAAATCACCAGATAGTATGCCAAAAGGTGCCTGTTGTTGCAGAAACATAGACGGAACATTGGGTGGCGGATGTTCTTATGAAACGGAAACTGACTGTAATACAAGAAATGATTCTGTTCATCATCAAGCAGAATCTAATAATTATGAATTTTGTGATCATCATTCAAATATACCATGTAATTATGACGAAAGTTCAGAATGCAAATATTGTACATATATGGGCGACGGAATTCGATGTGTTAATAACCCATGTGAGACGGTTAGTGATAGTTGTACTTCAAGAGATTGCGACTGTCTTTGGTTTTGTCGGACATGGGGAAGTGATGAGGAGATTGGTGAAGGTCATGCAGCAACTGTTTATTGTCAAACGTGCAATTGCCCTTATGTCGATTGCTCACACCCCAATCGATGTGGTTCGGGAATATTTCTTCCAGAAAATTGGTGGGACTCAAATCAAGGATCTGGGTGGTGGGATTGGTAAAGGAGCATAAATAAAGCAATGAGTAAAAATATACTAATATCTAAACTGACTAGGTTTGCCAACGATACTTGGACAAGTAGTAAAAAAATAACACATTCTCACATGGGTGTGTGGGAAGAATATCCTTGTGCAAACCCAGATGGACCTGTTGACAACTCAGATTGTGATGAAGATGAACCATTATGTAACTGCCCCTGCCAAGAACTAAAACCAGACTCAGATGAAGAAGTTGAAAGAATCAACGAAGAAATTGATGATGGGATTGGGGGATTCTGGGGATGGTATTTGGATTTTCATGGTATAACTATCCCAACAGTCTCTAAGGATGATCTAAAAGAACCAACAAAAGAAGAAATAAAAGAAGCAAAAGAGTCTATCAAAGAATGTGAATTGATAAAATCTGCTGAGGGTTTGGGAGAAGAATATCTTGGATGTTTATGGACTGACTTGGAGCATCCAAGTAGCTGTAATTGTCCTTGTGTTGGCAAAAAGTTTGGAGAATATTTAGAATATACTAACACATATTCAACCTATTGGGATACTCCACCACAACAACCATTGTGGAGAAATGCACAAATGATGTTAGTGACATCACAAAAATCCTTAATGATAATTCATGGTGATCTGACTTTGAGACCAGGAACTTTAATATACATCAAAGAACCCAAGGCAACAGAAGATAAAGAAAAACGATTAGGTGGTAGGTGGTTGGTTGCAGGTATACAACATAGAATTGGTAATTTCCCTCACGCACATGCAATGGATATTTCTTTGGTAAGAGATACCGCTGTTTTTGATCCAAACGATGATCCAAATGTTTTTGAAAGTATGTGGAAGTTCATTCAAGATCTATTCTAAAATGGGTATTTTGTTATACATAAATTAGGAGATTAATATGGCACTTTCTACCGTAAATTCAGATATTGATATAAATTTTAGCAAAAACAAATTCACAGGAGATGTTTCTTTGATGAAAGATGTCTATGCAGTAAGACAATCTCTTATTAACCTTATTCTGACTATCCCTGGTGAAAAACCGTTCAATAGAAAATTTGGCACCAGAATCAATGATATGTTGTTTGAAAATTTTAGTCCTATGGATAATATGAGGTTGGAAATGGAATTGAGGGATGCTATAAAACTGTTTGAACCGAGAGTTAGAACGGATGATATCATAATAAATGATGCTCCCATCACAGAACAATCTTCTACGGTTCCCGGACATAATATATCAGATGCAAAAGCATATGCATCTGACACCAATATGTTATATGTTTACATTTCATATTTCTTAAATAAGGTTAGTTTAGACGGAAAACACTTAAGAGATTCAATTAATATAGGAATAATAAAGGTAAGATAATATGAATTCACAATCTCCAAATACACAATTAGGAAAATTAGATTTTTATGATATAAAAGATAGTATCATAGATTATCTAAAAACACAAGATATACTAAAAGATTATAATTACGCAGGATCTGCTGCTCAGGTACTCATAGATGTATTGGCATATAACACAATGTATTATGGTTATTATGCTAATATGGTTTCTACTGAAATGTTTTTAGACTCTGCTCAACGAATAGAGTCTATCATATCATTAGTAAAACCTTTGGGATTTGTTGTTCCGGCAAAAACATCTGCAAGGGGTAAAGCAAAAATCAGGCATGGTGGAGTTGAAGGAACCCCAATACCAAAATATACTAGATTTTCTGGATATAATGGAGAGGGTGTTCCGTATTCATTTTATACGATTCAAGATTATAGGTTGAATTTAGATGGAGAAGTTATCGCGGAAATTGTAGAAGGAAAGTCTCTGATTAAAGAAGTTCCTTTGATAGTAAGTCAAGAAACTCAAAAGGCCTTTTTACATGGGTTAGATATCGACATCAGTACAATTTCAGTCGAAGTGAAAGATTCACAAACGGGTGAATGGAAAGAATGGGCAAAATCAAACAATATAGAGACTGGTTTAGACGAATTCAGTAAAGTATATTGGTTAGAAAGATCAGAGTTGGGATTTTTTGTTGTATTTGGTGGTAATGTCGGAAGTGAAAGTGTAACTCAAATTGGACAACAAATAACTACAAACGATCTTATTAGAGTATCATATTTGAAAAGTAGTGGTAAAGGGGCAAATGAAGTTGGTGCGTGGAATGTTCATGGTCTTGTAGTTGCCGCAGAAACCGATACGGTTTCTCTCTCTTCTGGTGGATCAGACGAACCAAACTTAGATATGATTCGATTCTTTGCACCAAAGTGGTTTGCTGCACAAGATCGTGCAGTAACGGTGGAAGATTGTAGAGCATTATTAGCAAGTAGAGGGTTTGTTGGAGATACAGCAGATCCGCTTGAAGTCTTTAATGTATGGGGTGGTGAAGATATGGACCCCCCGATGTATGGTAGGGTTTTTGTTTCTATCAACGAAGAAAATCCTATCGATCTGATAGTTTCTGGCGAAACCGCAATATCTACACTAAAAGAAAAAACTTGTGTTACTATTTTGCCAGAATTTTTATCACCAGAAATAGTTAATGTTGTTTTTAGTGGTACGATTTATTGGGATTCTATGAAATCTGCAAATTCAAGAGAACAGATTATGGGATTAATTGATGAATCTCTGTCTCGTAAATTTCCGAAAAGGTTTGAAAATAAATATAATATATCTGAAATTTCTAATGAAATAAATTCGGTAGACCCCCAAGCAATTTCAACATCTTCTGGTGATTTTTACTTTTTGGTAAGGTCTATGGTTGATCTTGGTCCAGATCTTGGTGTGAAAAAAGTCAACTTTAAAAACGAATTACAATCACATACTCTAACTACTTCTAGTTTTAGGGTGGGTACAAAATGGAGTGATGGTAATGTACCACATGATCAACTTATAAAATTGAGAACGGTCGGTTCTGTTAAACGAGATGGATCACAAAAACTACAAGCATATTATCAAAACCAAAATAATACAACAAGTGTTTTATCGGATGCTGGATCATTTGTACCAAAGAAAGGTATAATTTATATCAATCAGGGTGTTGCTGCAGAACCATTTGAAATTACATGTTTTCCTGTAGGTTCAATTTTTGATGCAAAGGAAAATATTGTTTCTCAGTTGACTTTGGATTTACAAATAGAAAGAATTAACATTCAGTAGGAGTAGGTATAATGTTCTTTGGTGGTATACCATTTACACAAGCAGATCAAAACGAAAACTATTTTTTACTCTTATTGGGTCAAAAAGTAGAGAATATCTCTAGTAAAATACCAAAAACATCTCTTGATGTTCGTGTAATGTTTCCAAGGTGGATTGTGGAAAAGAGCGAAGCAAATCCACCAACCACACATCTGATAAATTTCACACAATCATATTATGATTGGTTATATAATTATAGTGAATATAAACTAATACCTACGAATTTTAATTCGGCGGGTATTCGACAGTTAATGGATATAGGTGAAACTCCGGTCGAATTTCTAAAACACTTTACATATTCATATGCATCTGGTTTTCCAGAATGGTATATTGGTGCAACTGCTGGACCAGACGGAACCGATACAAGTCAAGGAATTCGTAACTTTATAAAAAACATTAGACAGGGGTTTTATCAACGAAAAAGTACAGAAGATGCATATAGGTATTTCTTTTCTTCTTTATATAAAGAACGAGTAGAAGTTGACCGAGATGGTATCAAAGAAAGCACCGAATTCTTTTATCCAAAGGCAGATATACTCAGACTAAATGGTGGTAAATTTGATGGATGGGGTGTAGTTCAAGTTGGTGGTGTGACTGGACATTATGGTGGTCTTGTAGAAGATATTTATGATGGTAACAGAGGAGAGATTGGACCACCCAAATGGAATATGGGTGGTAGTTATTTAAATGGTAGGTATGTAATACAGGATAGTTATTGGTATCAAGAATATTCTTATGTTCTTAAAGGATATGTTAATGATGTTGATGAAGAAACTGGATTGCCGATTTATTTTGATATATTACATGAATTATTACATCCTGCTGGGATGAAAGGATTTTGGGAAAAAACCGAATCGGATTATGTTCCACCAGATGATTGGAGTGGAGGATTTGCATTCGGCGAGTCACCAAAATTGGAAAATTATTTCCCATACAGAATGATGGACGAATCAACCATACAATACTGTGCAGGGTGTTCTGGTAGTGGTTATACTTTTGATGGTCCTACTGCAATGTTTAATGGTGTTTCAGAACAACTTTACGGTGGAAGCACAGGATGGACTTATGGTAGTGCTTGGGACGGAATTGGATCGGGTGGAATTTGCATAGAAGGTTATAGTTCAACATCAAGTATGGCTGCGTGGGGTGGTGTTGAGAATTGTGCAAAAGGTATGGGAAGAACATTTGGTTCACCAACATTTTTCTATCCAGACTGGGCAAGAGGAATTTGTGGTGATGCAGATCACAGCATTCCATTTAGGGAGATATATATAGGAGAGTTCATACAATTAAGTCCTGCCGAAGATAGTCCAAATATAGGATTGACAGGATGTACGGGGTATACCAAATGCTAAGGAATTTATATGTCAAATAACAGATCACCAATACTAGCAAGAAATGTTGATGACGCTATCAATTCTTTTCATGAAGAGGAAGGATTGGCATTAATATTTGCAAATTCCAACAAAGATGATGTAATAAATAATACATCTCAGGCAGAAAGAAATTTCAAAAACGGAATGGCTGTTGCGTTTGAAATAGGCAAAAACGAAATTTTTTCTGTAGCAGCAGTACCAGAAGGACATTCAAAAATAGTATCAACGAGTACCACTAATATTGGATACTTCAAAGGTACAGGTGAGTCATCCACAAAAAGTAATAAAGCATGGCATTTGACTTCCAGTGGAGAATTGATTGTTGTTTTTGGAAATAATTCAAACGCACAATGGCAAGAAAAAAATTATACAGCATATTCATTCAAAGACGATATTCCAAGCAATAGAGGACCTGGTTTATTTGAAACCAAAAATGGATGGATCTGCAGCATGGTTGCACAAATCTCAAATGGAATTGATGATTTGTCTGATAAGTATATTAAAGTTCGTAACTCTGACGACGATATCAAAGATTATATTGAATTGAATTCGATTGATGTCGTGAGTCAATCTACAAATATTTGTGGATCTGGAAATGAACAAAGAACTGGTACATGTTGTCTCTATTATAAAGAGAATCATTATGATTCTGTTGCAGGAGTCACATATGCACCAGGTGAGTATTATAAATGTACCTGTACCAAGTGTTACAGATGTTTAGAACTTGCACAAGCAATGAACATGAAATATGTTTTTAATCCTTTCATTGGTGGTACTGGTGATGAATGTTTGAATTGTACTGATGATAATTTTCCAACAAACTGTGGACCGTGTAGTTGTAAGATAGAGGTTGTTGACGGAAATGATTCAATATTAAACGATATAAATCTTCCTGTAAACGGAACTGCAAAGCAAAATGCACTTTATAGTAACTGGTGGAAGAATACAGGAAATGGAATGGTGTTCATTCATCTTACAAGTGAATTTACCGATCTTCATTCTTCTGTAAGAAAAATTAATAAAGATTGGCATGATAAAGAAAAAGTTATAACACTAATAGAAGGATCCCAAGATCCAAATAAAACCAATACTGTATATCACCTTACGGTTGTGGGAAGTAAGGGTGAATCATATGTTAGTGGAATTAGTGCCGTGAGTTATGGTCAATATACATCAATTCCAAAAATAGATATAACTCTACTGCGAGAAATTTGGCCCAATGCAGACGAAAAATATTTTAGAATTGTAATGGTTCCAGACCTTCACAAAGACATTCATCAATTATTACCAAAACAACTAATGATTAGAAAAACTATTAATTTATCAGAAATCGCTGAACTTACTGCCGTAGACACATTCGATAGTTATGGTATAGGAACTTTAATTACACAAGATGGTGGAAAATATTTTTCAGATTCTAGTAAAGTTACAAGAAGTGCAAGGTTGACATTTAAAAACGAACTGTCTGTAGATACATCTGGGTCTCCGAGCTTATCGAATGATCAATGGCAATCAAACCAATTATTGAAAAAGACAAAATATTATAAAAATGACAACGATGCTAAATATTCTAGTGTTGCCGGATTTAAACACGTAAGCGGATCCAACACCATATTTGAGTTTTATGCAGGAAATTTAGACAATGATACAACAACCAATATGACGTTTACCGACGAACAAGGAGATGTCTTTACGACAACATCTTCGATACCACCAACGAACAAAAAGACAGGTGAAATTCTTGATGCACAATCGACCAAATTATATCACCAGAACTCAACCAAAATAAATATACCAGATCAAGCAAAACTAGGAAGTAGTGGTATAGGACATTCGTTAAATGTTGTATTTGAGGTAATTGTTGGAACAGGAAATAATTTATTTTGAACATAACTAGGAGTTTATAAAAATGGCAAGAAGTATAGAACCAATTAAAACAGGAGGATATCCATCATTTCCTCTTTCACCAAGCGAAGGACATCCATACAACAGTAGAGTGGAAAGTGAAGTTGTATTTGAGGGTGGTCAAGGAACTAAACCAAAAAACTATCAATTTGTTGCATTTCGGCCAGGATTTCCATTACAAGCATCAGAACTAAACGAAATACAAGAACATTTTCAATTACAACTAACACTTTCAATTGCGATGATGAATAATTGGATTACTTCTGGAGCTGGACCTTTATGGGATGGTGCAGATGAGGATTTTCCAGGTGATGGTGAAGGTGGTCGTTTTGAATCTTTTGAATATAACACTTCTATTGGACAAGGTGGATCAAACAGCGGTGGTGGTCATTCCCAAATGCATGCAATATCGGGACCAGGATGGAGGGGTTCTACTCCTTTACATCCATATGAATCACCTTACAGTGGTTCAAACACTGATAGACCAGTAACGGTCGAATTACTTCCAGAAAAACTCAAACTTACATTTAATTCTGGATGGTGGTTGGTGGAACTTCCCAACCCAAACACGGGTTCTGTTGCAACTGGAATAAGTGGACTAAAGCATTGGATTTATATCGATTCTAGTTGGAGTAGTGGTGTTCCTGACCTTGCATTTCAAATAGAAATTCCGTTTTCTTCCTATCCAGATGTTGAAATTCCAGTAGGATTTGTATTGGAAAGTGATTATAAAATTTGCTGTTCAGATAGCAATGATCCGTTGGTCATCTGTGATCCAGGTCTTGGTGATAATGCAGCAGGGTTTGCAAATCCAGCTGCTTGTGGAGCTAGTAGATATGCGGTCAATGCAGTTGGTGTGAAAAGTGTAAATAAGGTTTATTGGCCGGCTAATGCACAAGACGATTGGAGTAATGCAGGCCAAAATGAATATAATCAAATTTCTATGGTCTGTAAAGTCAATATGGCCAAAAAAACAATAAGATATATGAATAATATGATTTTATTCACCTGGTAGACTGATATACATATACAAAGAGATAAAACATGGCAAATGTAGACAACAATAATTATTCGATACCATACCTAACAGGTAATCATACCTTTGCTGATTGGGCTAGTCATTACAACACATCTGTTGTAAATAAACTCAATTTGTTGAAAGTATTTAATGGTTCTTCTGGTGATGGTATTGTGTTTACTTTAGGAACTACTGCACCAAATGACCCCGTTGGTGGTGCAACCAGTGGTCCTGATCTTCCATCAGGAACATTTAGGTGCAGTCTTGCAGAAGTTATTCCAAACGGAACTACTTTTGCTGGTGATGTTACTATCAACGGTACTCTAAATTATGATCTAAGTAAAAATGAATTTTCAAATCTTAGAGTAAAGTTATATTCCAATGAAGGGTTTACAGGAACAAAAGGTTTCACTTTTGGTATGCCTATTCGTGTTGGTATGAAAGATTCTGATGGTATTGAAAGTTGCTTGGGAGGAAAGTCATATTTCTTAGGAAAAGCAGACTCCATAACTAATGCCGAAACTTTTGGTATTGTTTCTGGTGTTACATGGCCGGTAGACGGTTCTAATATTCCATCTTCACCCTATACAAATTCAAATACATGGATAGAAGCAACTCTTTCTGGTAGAGTTAAGGGTGATTTTAGTATTGCTAATGATGACAACATTGGACTTACTGCTGGACAGGTATATTTCCTAAGTCCTGGTAATAGTGGTGGACTTACTCCAACAGAACCCACAATCGCTGGTCAAGTTTCCAAACCAATTCTTTTGGGATTGACCGCAGATGAAGGTGTATTTCTAAATTATCGCGGACAGTTCCTACAAGGAACTGGCACTGGTGGTACTGGTGGGATAGATAACAACAAATTTATTATTGCAGATTCTACCGCAGATTTGGTTCGTGGTGTTGTCGTTGGATATAGAGGTGGTAGTTGGCAAAAATGCACAGATAGTACATCAGTTGCTGATGCTGTTGGTTTAGTTGTTGATAAATTTACTCTTGACGGCACTGACTATATGGAAATCGTATCATCTGGACATGTGAATAATATTCCTGTTGTAAATAAATCTACTGGAATTTTATATGTTGATTCGGACGGTAAGTTAACTTCTGATCTTGTTGCCGGATTCCAAAAACCGTTTGCGGTTGCATGGCCTGTAAGTGGTGGATCTCTAACCAACAGAGGTGTGATACTAAACCAAAATCATGCTGGGGGTGGAGGGGGAGAAGGTGCCCGATCTACATTCAATGGTGGAAGTCAAACATGGGCATATAGATCATCCACATCGGGTGGTGTAACATACGGAAGTGCAATCAACAATAACATTCTAATCAATGGTGCATTTGATGTATGGCAAAGATCTATAGGAAAAGATTCAACATATAGTGGAATCGAAACAACTTATTTTGCAGACAGATGGGTTCGACTAAACGGTGTTTCTGGTGGTGGTTCAACAATAACTTCTGCTAGTTTACAAAGGCAAGAGTTTACTAAGAATCAATCCGAAGTTTATGGTAGTCCAACATATTATATGACATCTAACCACTCAATCAGTGGACCAAGTAACGGTGATTATATTCATATTGAAAATCGTATTGAAGATGTTAGAACTTTGAAAGGTGAAGATGTAACGCTGTCATTCCATGCTAAGTGTGGTGTAACTGGATCTACTATGGGAATTGTGCTAAACCAGTACGATGGATCAAATACGACCTCAACAACTGTTGCGAATGCGTCCCTAGGAACATTATGGGGGAAATATGAAGTCTCGTTCAATATACCAACAGTAACAACAATTCCGACTGGTAAACACTACCTCGGTGTCGGTTTCAATGTAACTTACTTGGATACAGATGTTGATTTTGCCAAAGTAAAATTAGAAAGAGGTTTGGTTGCAACAGTGAACGAATCCGTTCAACAAAATGAAGAATTGAAAAGGTGTAATAGGTATTATCAGCGAAGTTATAAGGTTGATGAAAACACACATAGTATTACGATGGAAGATACAAATAATCCAACAACAACTGTGGTCGATTTTACAACTACACCAATGAAGGATTTATATTTCAAATTTCCTGTTAGAATGAGAGGAAATCCGACCATTACATTTTATTCACCCGACACGGGTTATACTGCTGATGCATATAATAGAACTGCTGAAACAGATTTAAGATACACATCCGGAACACAAGGTTACGGTGGTGCAACAAGAGTTGCCTCAGCAGGAGCGGAAACAATCAAAGCAGAATATACAAGCGAAGATGGAATGATTATCATTGTTCCTAGTGGTACTGTTCTATGGGATCAAGTTTCTACTCATTATGTTGCAGATGCAGAATTAGACGAGAATATGTCATAAATGGAGATAACAAATGTCAAGTAGTTGCGCAGCAAATAGTTCAAATCTTTTAGGAAATGTCAATGTCAGTGATGTTTCGGGTAGTGGTGCAAGATTATTAATGACTGTTCCGTTGAGTGGTTTTTCTGGTGGAAGATTGTCTGGACATCCTGGAGACGATGGTGTCACTGCTGGTGATGCAGTCAGATATAATGCAATCCCATATGATTCAGTAACTAATCCTAGTGGTGGTAAATATATTAAAGCACAAGCGGATGTTCCTGCAAATTCCGAAGTTGTTGGTATCATTGAAAGTATTAGTAGTGGTAATGATGCAACTGCCGTCATTGTATTATCTGGACAAATAAATTATCCCACAACAAAACTTCGTCTTTCTCAACACATTGATGCAGAGGCTGGTTTGACTGGTTCTGCGGGTGGTAATGATGTTTATTTTCTAAGTGCTGCAACTGGAGGTGTTATTCAAAATCTTGCACCAGCAGAAGCAACACAAGTTATCAAACCAATATATCAAGTCGCTCCTGATGATCCGTTTACTGGACAAGTAGTAAATTATATCGGATATCAACAGGGTGGACAAATCGTAGTGGAAGATACAAATACGGTTCCCCTAGGTTCGATGGTGATGGTTCCAGCTGGATTGGAGATAGATTCAAGTTCTTCCAAACGAGGTTGGCATCCTCTTGGGGGAACTTATAATTTAGACCCATTAAAAGGAGAAACATATTATACTGCATATAAAACCATAGGTGATATTTGTAGTACCGTTTTGGAAATAAATGTGAAAGAGATTCCAACTTCTAATATAAACAATAAAAGAATTATCATCAAAAGTGGTTCTTCTAAACTAGTTGGATATATTAAAGACATTAATTCTGCACAAAAGACTATAAGAGTTACATTCTCTAGTTCATATTATGGAAAGTTTGAACAGTTTATAACAAATGGAGCAGTTATAAATGTGAGTAATGGTTTATTATTTACCGCAAGTTCTTTTAGTTACAAGACATATCAATATCCAGGAATATCTAGAAATAATTCATTAAAGACTATAAGAGTTTCAGACGGTGACACTGACAAAGATATGCCAATTGAATTTTATGTTTATAGTGGATCAGATGCAATCAGGGGGAGTGGTGCTGCAATGAAAACACATGCGATGTCTATTCCAGATTCTATCAAAGTTGTTGAAATAGATGCAACAAAGATAATTGCAGAAAATGAGAATGTAAAAGTGTCCGACCTTGCAGAAGCACTCAATGAAATGCAAACCAAACTTGATGCATTAGATTTGGCAATAAATGGAATTGCGAGTTCAACAACCGGCAATGCAAACATCACAAAGAAGTAGAATAAACTATGGTATCAATAATTCATGGTAGTAGTCACTTCAAACCAATCGGACAAACGGCAATTACCGGTCCAACTGGACCCACTGGTCCAACTGGACCAACTGGGGCAACAGGTCAAGGAAGAACAGGACCAAGAGGATATAGTGGTGATAACATCACCAACATGTATCTCACCGATGATTTTGGACATTTATATGTCGAGTTTACATCTTTTGATGGATCAAAATCTAACTATACAACAAATACAAGAATAAAGGGACCAACTGGATCAACATATAACCTGATTGATGTTGGTAACACATACGATATTGGTGGTGCTACTTTTGGTAAAGGTAGAAATGCAGCAGGTGATTTAGATAGTATCGTATTGAAGACTCTTGAAGTTTGGGGTGATGCCGTCATTCTCACACAAGACGATTCTATTGATACTGTCGATATTTATTATGATCGAGGTGATTTTGGATATGTAAACATTGAAAGTGGAAATCATGGAGAACTCGTTTCAACAGATCCAGACACCACTGGGTTATTGGTGGGGGTTCTTGGTACAACATATGATCGTGGTTCTAGTCTAGGAATGGAAGATGGTGCATATGCAATTGATGCACGAATAAAAGGTTATAAAGAAAAAACAAAATATCTTATAGTTGGTGAAGATGCTGATGTTGTTGATGTGGGTCCAGGTGGTAATATATTCTATACAACTCCCGAAGGAAGTCCAATAAACCCAAACCTTTCAAAGATATTTGTGTTGGACATGAGACAAGTTGATGGTGTTCCTGCTGATGGATCAATTGGTCCTGTACAACTTAGATTTACTGATGCTAAGTTTGGTTACACTGGACAGGGTCCCGACGGATCATCAGAAGCAACCACAAGTACAAAATACGGCAAAGCATTTACTCTAATAGTTCATGGTGCATCGAATGCAGATGGAACTGTTAGATTTGCTGGTTCTAATATAATTTGGCCACTAGACAAGCAACCTTGTTGGAGTGGTGGTACTGACATTTTCAATTTCTTTTGGTTACCGTGTGAATCTAGAGATTTGGATGGGGACGGAACTGTAGATAGTTGCGTTGGTGATGCTGCTTGGCATGGAAATATAATTCAATACCATTCTCAAAATTATTCAAGTGGAAATACCGATGATGTTTTTGATTGTGATGGTGGTGGATATATTTATAACAAAAACTTTAGAGAGTATCCATACATAGATGGAACAACTGGTTCGACTGGTGCTTGCTGCATAGGTGACGGAGTTTGTGTACACACTACAGAAAATGCATGTACTGGATATTATCATGGAAGTGGTAGTGTTTGTGGAACAGGCGGAACTGGTAGTACGAGTGGAATTTGTTATGACACATATGGTTCGTGTTGCGTAACTAATGAGCAAACAAACGATGTTAATTGTTACGAAGAAATGTCCGTAAATGATTGTGTCGATATAGGAAATTTACTAAACAACATTTCTGCATTTGGTGGTACTGGTAGTATCTGTAATGATATGAAGTGTGGTAAAATTTCCAAGGAAATTGGTGCATGTTGTGACGGAATAGGAAACTGTAAACAACTAAACAGATCTGTTTGTTTGAAACAAGGACATTATTTCCAAGGAATCGGACTATCGTGCTATTCACAAAGATATGGATTCAATATTTGTTCTGGTGGTACTGGGGCATGTTGTCAGGGTTCTGGTATTTGTGTTGATGGTGCAACTGGTGCAGGATGTATAGACAATAATTTCATATACACTGGTGATGGGTCTTTATGTGGAGATATTTCATGCAGAACTAATGATACAACATCGGGTTGTGTGACTGAGGTTGCTGGATTAGATTTACAACCGGGTGATTTATATGCGGGTGGTATGGTTGTTGGACTTTATAGACCATATGGTTCTAATATGTTTGGTAATAAGTGGTTTGGTGGTAGTAAATATACTAAATGGCAAAACCTACTAAGTGGTAGTTCTGGTGCAACCTTAGATTCTTATGGACTTTCTTGTAATTCATATAGATCAAAATATGATTATCATGGATATGGATTTGATTCTGATGGATGTCCAGAATATGATAATATGTCACTTTCGCAGGAAATGACTAGCAGACCTGATGCATATTATGTCGTAATTTCTATGCATCCGTTAGGAATTACGGGTGATCGTGATATAGTGAATCCAAAAGAAATATATGGTGCAACTGGTGAATTCTATTGGGGAAATCTTGGTAGTGCATGGGGACCACTATATAACCAAAAAACCGGCAAGTATGATGACATAACACCAGATTATAAATCTAAAATATTTAGACTTTCTGAAGGTTATTGGTATGATCAAAATGCTGGTAGTGGTTCCTTGGGAAATATCGCTGTCAACACATTTGATTCGTGTCGAAAAGCAAGACGATTGGGTAATGGTGCTATTCAAAAACTAAAAACAAAATCACCACAGACAGCACACGGATTATGGCATAGAAATTGGGGAATGTATAATAATATTAGAATCATTAGTGCGGATAATGCACTATATAAAAACTATAATGATCCTGCTGGAGATTATTCTTCTGTTGATTTCGGTCCAGGTTTAACAGGTTCTTATATTTCTGCATTTCGTGCTACTAGATTATTTGATGATAGATTAATTTCAGCAACAGGGGCAACTGGTTCAAATTCAAATAATGTTTCTAGTTGGTATATCCCCAGTCAAGATGAAATGTCGTTTATTGCTTCAAATTGTTTAGGAACATATGATGGGTTTGATTTAAATATTAAATTATTAGAAGAAGGTGGAGAACCTATTCATGGATGGCACTGGACTTCCAGTGGTGGATTCAACGAAACAAAAGGTAGGACTGCAGGTGCAGGTGAGGGAATTATAAATCCTGTTGGTGCAACTGGACCTTCTGGTGTAACCGCAGATCCAGGAACTGTTGCCTGGGCTATGAAGTTTGATCAAAATGGTATAGTGGAAAACTTTATGGTAGGAAAGAAAGATAGAACACAGAATACATATCAGGTAAGACCTATTCGTTTGATTAGGTGTGATGGTCGATTTGCTGACGGGTCTGATAACAACTATAAGTTGTGGAAGATGCCGAATGTTTTGCGAGACGAAGACAAAGGAATAAACCAAAGGTACTAGATGGTAATACACGGAAGCAGTAGAATAGATGACCTAACAGGAATCAGTCCACTAACTGGGGCAAGTGGTTCGCGTGGTCAACGAGGCCCAACTGGTCCAACTGGTCCAACTGGTGGTCAGGGCCCAATAGGATATACGGGTGAAGGAATTAAGGGTGCTGTGGGAACCAGAACAGCAGGTCCATCCAGTAATGAATATCAAATAGTAGTAACTCTCGAAGGATATAATGAAGAAGGTTCGTTGGAAGAAGGCATCACTCTTGGTATAACAGGAGTTCGTGGTAATACAGGTACTGCAGAAACTGCCGAATATTCTATTACCAATACGATCCAAGGTCCAGATTATGGAGAATTATTCAAAGAAAAGATAGGAATAACTGCATATTTCAGAAACCTTACCGTTTCTGGTAGAGATATAACTGTCAACCAACCAGATGATTATACTATACTTCTTAGTGGTGCAACTGGTGACGGTCGGTTGGGTAATACTGGTGAATTAATTTTTGCTTGGGATTCTTCATCCGGTGGATTGTCTGGTAGTGGTGCAAAAAATACATATTGGGAAAACCATCATGATGGTGAGTATCTTCAAACAAGAATATTAAGACACAGAGAACGATGGCAGAATACAACAGATAACAACAATCTTCCGGTATGGAACACAGACCCAACAAACACAACTCCTGTTGTAAGTGTTTCTGGTGTAACAGGGACTTCTGTAACATTTAGTAGTATTGTAGCATCTGAGAATTATGGTGGGCCTGCTGGATCAACTGCGATTGCAAGTGGGATTCATTTGGGTGGTGGAGAAGTTTATAGATTCCCTGGTGTAACTTTCAGTTCCCAATTATTACAAACAGATGTTTCTATTGGTTCCTGTTGCTATTGTACAGAAGATCAAGATCCAAACAAGGTTGATCATAGAGATTGTATAGATTATGTAACTAAATTATATTGTGATGAAGTTGGTGGCAAATTTTCAGATGTTGTATGTTTGCACAGATCAGAAGGACCAAATTGTTATTCTGAGGGTGCATGTTGCGTAAACGGTAGATGTATAGACACAAGTGAGACAAAATGTCAAACATATGGTGGTTTGTTTGTTCAAGGAATTCCATGCATTGATCCGTTTGGAGGAACAAGTATAGAAAGTCTGGGTGGATGTGTGGATCCGTGTACTGGGTTGGGTGCATGTTGCATTAACAATGAATGTTATGAAATGTCTCAAGACGCATGTGCTTTTTATCCAGAAGGTATATGGTTCGATAAAACCTGTGATCAGACAAATTGCTGCTTAGAAGGAAATTATGGTGCTTGTTGTGTAGATGAAGTTTGTTATCAAACGACGCCGGCAATTTGTTCTTCGTTGGAATCTAATGACGGAACCAGTAGGGGGATATATTGGGGAACTGGTTCCAAATGTGCAGGTTTGAATTTAATTCAGGGGTCGGGAGTTGCCGATGCTGCATATGCACCATTTAACTGTCTGGTTGATGGGGATGACGGACCCGAAATTGGAGGTCTATTGGACGAGGGTGGGAATTGTGTATGTGATTCTACTCCTCCACCATGTACATGTGAATGTACGGGATGGACGTATGAATATGGGGATGGATCTTGTGGGGATGATACTCCTTGTCTTTGCCCCGGAATTGATTGTCACTGTTCACCCACCAGTGATCCATCATACTCCTGTAAAGATGGAGACAGTTGCGGTACAATTAAATTGGTTGATAATAAATGTTGGGAATGTTGTAGGAATCAGCCAAATCCAGATGAATTAAATCCTACTGGTGCATGTTGCATAGATGTAAATGGTGCATATACATGTTCACAGTTGACTGATGATGATTGTTGGTCAAGGGGTGGAGTATTTGTTTCTGGAAAATTGTGTGCAAATATAGATTGTGATTCCGGCGCATGCTGTGTTGGTACAAGTTGTTCTCCTGAATTAAGTATTTCAGAATGTTGGGAGGGTGGTGGAATATGGACTGGTGGTGATTGTGATGGTGAATCTTGTACGACTGTTAGGACGGCAAATGATTTTGGATCGGGAGATTCACCATCACAACCATCATACAACATCATTTCTTCTCGAAGAAAATTAAGAAAGACTAATAAATCAGTTCAAAAATCATCAAAAGAAAGAAAACCAATACCTAAACCAAAAGCATCTGGTGGGTGTTCTGGTGTTGGTGAATTGTCTTCTTGTATGGAACCAGGAATTGTTATTCCACCAAAAAATAAAGATAGATGGATAATAGAGGCTGGATATGGTGATTGTGATTGCTGTTGTCCAGAAGCTTGTTGGAAAGGTGCATTAGGTGAAGGTGGTATTGTTAGTGATTGTAAGGATCTCGGTGGTTTTGCAGTGTTCGACTGTTCTGGGGGCGAATGTAACAGTAACGAAACAAAAATCAAAACAACTTCTTTACCGACAAACATATCAATATGTAATAAACCAGAACAATGGCAGCCAAACAAACACGGTTGTGTTCCATACTTAGATGAAACAAGTTTAAAGAATCCAGTATGGATGACATGTTCGTGCTGTTTGCCTATGGGTGGATGTAAAGAATATAAGAATCCTATACCGTGTTCTGAATGTGAAAATAAGCAAGGTATTTGCGTGAATGGATGTGACGGATGTTTTACTTAGTATACATAATTAGTATTTAATTTATTAAAGGATGATATTTAATGCCAGTAATCGGAAGTAGTGCCGTAGTAATACCAGATTCAGTCGAGGGGCCACTAGGGCTTACTGGTCCTATTGGTTTCACTGGTCATACAGGTGCATCTGGTCCAACTGGTGCAACCGGATTAACTGGTGCAACTGGAGCGTACATTCTTTCGGGGTATCCATACGAAACAAGTTTAAAATTAGTTCTTTCTGATGGTAGAGAACTAACGATAGAACATATTCACGGCCCAACTGGTGTTGCTGGAAATGCTGATGGTTTGACTTTGGGTGACAACCAATACTCTATATTTAAAGAAGTTTCAGACGGAACAACTTTTTGGTTCAAAGGTATAACTACCGAGGGATCATTGGGATCATATATTTCTGATAACACTATTGGTATCAGTGGTGATATTCCATATATTGTGGGTGTGGTGGAGAGTGCAGTCAAGGATAGGCTTGCATATTTGTCTGGAACAGGAACTGTAAATGCAACAAAATTATGGACTGAATCGGATGGTACTATATCATTTGGTACTACTGATGCAGGCAACGAATGGTCATATGACCCAGAAGAAGTTATTGTTCCTATTGGACCATTACCACAATTTAGTGCAGACACTGATGATCCTATCATATACGGAATTACTGGTGGTGAATATGAAGGGTTTGGTCCATACTGTGGTGGTGAGACGGGAATAAACTTAGAAGTAAATAGAGGTAGTGTTTATAAAATAGAAACACCAGTTGGTATCAATGAGATTGTTGGAGATTTTAACGAACTTGAGGTTTTCAACTTCACAATACAATTGGGTGGTAATCAAATTTGGGATTGGCCGTCAAATGTATATTTTGATGAAGATGATTTATATTTCTCTTGTGGGTGGGACATTATCAACTTTTATTCCTATGATGCAGGAAGAAGTTGGAAAGCAACGGTAACAATTCGTGGATATGGTACGAGTGATTGCGAAAGTGTTCATGGTTTGGGATCTTGCTGTTATATGGATGACGACAATGAATTAAATTGTCGTGATTACATGACAGAAACAGAATGTAAAGAATTGGACAGTCCCTTTGATTTTGATGGTGATGGTGTTCCAGATGCAGGTGGTGGATATTTTAACGCGTTTTCTACATGTGCAGAGAATTGCGGTATGGATGCAGTTGGTATTTGTTGTAGTGAAGGTGGTGACTGGTCGGATACAGGAACAAGAGTTTGTATAGAAAATGTTGGTGCAGCAGAGTGTGATTATTTTGGTGGTACTTTTTGGAACTATTTTTATTATGAAAGAGAAGAAGAAACTGGACGAATGGTTTTATTGGCAGAGCCGATTCCAATTACTTGCGATAATTTAGAAGGACTACTAAACAAAAATAGAAGCATTCGTGACATTATTACAGATGAACATCATCGTAGTTCTGGTGATGAAGACTTCCCCTGGACCTACGAACAAGATGGTAATGTTGGGGAAGACGAACGCGGAGCCTGTTGTATGCAAATGCCCGACGACAACAACACTATGGGGTCCGTACCATATGGGAATCCTGAGTGCGGCAGTTACCAAAATTACATGACCGCAGATGATTGTGCATGGTTTGGTGGTACTTTCCTAGGAATAGGAACAGAGGTAACTTGGAAATCGGAAGTTGAGATAATACACGTCCCGGACGCCGAATGCGGGGATGCTTGCGGCGATCCCGATAAATGCGGAACGAAATGCAGACTGGCCGAAGACACCGTACAACTTTTTCCAGTAAAGTACCACTTTATGGGCACCTTGATGTTTGGACATTGGGATGGTTTTTGGATGTCCAAAGACTACGCGATGAATATGGTTGAACAATATCCAAGCCTCACTTCACACCCACCCGATTGTTCGGGAACGGGCTGTGACTCAACTTTGTGGGGAATTCTCCAAAAAGCACCATATGGCGCGAAATGGTGCTGGAACGACCAAAATTGCTTGGGTTGCCCGGGCTGTGATCAGGGCCAAGGGGGGGATGGCGATCCAACCAATTGCGAGTGCTGGGCTGGTCCAGATGGACCGGAATGTCAGGGTAATGTAGTTGATTGTTTCGCCCAGCTGGGTCGCTGGGACAAGAACCATTCGTTTTCGATTTGTTCATTGGGTGCCTATGGTTCAGAGAAGTGTTGCGGGTTCGAAGGAGACAACGAATGGGTCTGTAATCCAGGTAATATGTGCGCTTCTGATTGTTCTCATAATACCATGACTAATTGTTGGCACAACAACCAGCATTGTATGCCCGGCGTTGAGACATGTGATGCATGTTATTTTGACAACAATATGTACAACCCTGGCAGATGCATTTATGGACCCGATGGTGGATCAGTATGCACCAAAAACCTCGTATCTCGCAGCATATGGTCGAGTAGATATTCTTATAATCGGTTCAACCCCCAGACCGGACCATTTCAGGGTGAAGAACCTTGGGGGCGATGGCTCGAAGACGATCGTTGCGTGCAGAAAAATGATCGTTGCGCAGACATCATTGATCCAAGTTGGTCCTGTGACCACGATTGTGGGATCGGAAGTGGTAAAACTCATTTTCCAGATCAACTAAAAGGGTGTTTGAATCCAGATTCCCCCGCTTGGCTTTCTGTCCTAGAGGCCAGCGAGCAACAATATTCATCGAAAAAGTATGGTAGTTGTTGGGGATGCACACCTGGTGCTTGCTGTGCAACACTCAAAAACGGAACTCCAGTTTGCTTCGAGGCGCACAGTCCGTGGACCTGTTTGGAACCTTCTTCTGATGGCATAATCTATGCACCGGTTCACGAAGATGGCACCAACATCAATGATGGTGCGTGTTGCATACCCCACGAAGGAGGTCCTCAATGTATTGACGAGGGAATGAATCGTTTAAATTGCCACAACCAGGGCGGTTTCTTCATGAGTGGACCCTGCGAACCCGATCAAGGGGTAGGTTCCGATACTTGTGCCTGCATGGAAAATGGTGGTGAATGCATACCAGAGAGCATCAAATCGAACGGTGGCTGGAACCCCATAATTAATCCAGTTTGGATGGGAATACACACAACATGTGCAGGAACCGGTTGCGACGGTGGTTGTGCTTCTTCAGGAGATTGCACCGGCCCAGAGGATTGTGATGATGGACTATGTTGCGAGAACAATGTTTGTGTGACTTGCACAGGATATTGCACCGACGATGATGATTGTGGAGATGGAGAATGTTGCGAGAACAAAGTTTGTGAGTCTTCTCTCGGAGACTCTTGTGGAAATCATGCTGATTGCTGTGGAATTGATGTTGTATGTTGCGAGAACAATGTTTGTGTGACTTGCACAGGAGATTGCACCGTCCCAGAGGATTGTGATGATGGACTATGTTGCGAGAACAATGTTTGTGTGACTTGCACAGGAGATTGCACCGACGATGATGATTGTGGAGCTGGACAATGTTGCGAGAACAATGTTTGTGAGTCTTCTATCGGAGAGTATTGTGGAATTGATGGTGATTGCTGTGGAATTGGTGTTGTATGTTGCGAGAACAATGTTTGTGTGACTTGCACAGGAGCTTGCACCGACGATGATGATTGTGGAGCTGGACTATGTTGCGAGAACGATGTTTGTGTGACATGTTCTGTAACGGGTTCTTGTTGTATCCCAACAGGCAGTGGTGGATACGATTGTATAGTTGGTCAGACGCAGCCGAATTGTTTAGTAAGTGATGGAAATATATGGCATTTAGATGGACAATGTACGGGTGAATGTGATGACATCGGGGAAAATTGTACTAATTTTAGTGATGATATTTGTGTAAGTCCGTGTTGTGATCCTATTGCTTGTTGTAAAGATGGTGTTTGTATCGGTGACTCTATGGGTCATTGCGATTCAGACATGCCCTGCCTGCCACCACTCTCAAGGACAATTTGTGAATTTGTATACGGTGGGATAGCAGTACCAGGAGAATGCGGTGAAGTCGATTGTTGCAATGCAACAATATATGTTGGTGCTTGTTGTTCACCAGACGGTGAATCGTGCGAAGAAACTAACAGCAACATATGTAATAGCACTGGTAGACAATTTATGGGACCAAACACCAAATGTGATGGTGAAAATGCTGTAAATTGTTGTGGTGATCAAGAAGTAATGGGTGCTTGCTGCAATGGTGAGTCATGTTCAATATCTTCGGAAGATGATTGCGGAGGAGAGTGGTGGGGGTCGGGTTCAGCATGCAGTCCAAATCCATGTCAGACATCACCAGTGGGTGCTTGCTGTCTCGGTTCTAGTTGTCAAGATTTATCAGAAAAAGAATGTCTCGAAGCAGACGGAACATGGTATGGTGTAGGTGAAATTTGTTGTACTGCTGCAGGAGATGACAATAGGATCAATGGGGGAAGGGGTGACGATGACGACGGTATTTGTTGCATTTACTGGGTTGACTCAACCCCTTGGGGGGATGATGGGTATTACAAAAGAGAGTGGATGAACAACAATTCTTGCGACGTTTGTTGTAATAAGCAAGATCCTGCTAATCCTGGGTGTTGCATGGAAGGTCATTGTAGTATGGTGGTTGATGACTACTGGGCTTGTGATGGTGGGCCATGTTCGGTCGCTAGTTATGGGAAGTGTTGTTATAACCCATCGATTTTGGTGAAACCCGGCGATCCCCCAACGTTTCCGACCGACCCTTACGAAGGAGCGTACGAATGGAGCAAATTCATCGAAACCTCGGATTGCTCGGTCACCGCTGATTGTTGTGACCCTTGCCCCTTGGATTGTTGTTGCCGTGATTTGTTTGTTCAAAACCAAACCAGTTGCAATGACTCCGTTTCAGTGGAATGCGGCAACACCGAGAAATATTGTATTGGATTTGCTGAGTTTGACCCTGAACGTGACAATCCGCATATTGCATTCCTGATAGATACATCTGGTAGTGTGAATGGTCCTATGCTTCTGAAGTCCGTTGCTGGAATTTGTGAGGCATTTAATGGGACGAATAATACAATGAGTGGTATGGGAGTTATTACAGTTTCTATACTAACATTTCAGGGTAGTGGTACTGATACAGTACAAATTTGGCTAAGAGAACAATTAGTTGATACTGACCAACTTTTCCCGGGTGGCGTATATGATGTGAACGGTGACGGCAGCCTCATAATTTGGGACGGATCACATTTATGTGGGATGGTGGAAAATATGGCCGATGCCCCACCCCCTACGGGTGCTACTTGTATTGCTGGAGCTCTTCAATCTGCCGGTAGTTATGTGCTGCCACCACACAAGACCCTAGGCACAATCCCACAGTGGACCATTGTTGTTTCCGATTTTATCGATTTCTGCATGTCAGGTGGGGGTGCGAGGGTACCAGCAGATCAGATAAGAAGTTTCGCAGAAAATATTGGAGAATTCACCGGACCGAGAGTATGTAGTGGTCATGTTTGGGCTTGGCCAATGCCAGAGGGCGTGATCCCAGATACATACAAAAACTATGCAAAGGACATTGCTTGCACAGAACTCTGTCCTGCGAGCGGAGTTTGTGACCACAACGGCGATTGGGAACTTGGAACTTGGAAAAGAATTGAAAGTGCTTCCCAAGATTTTCCAAATTTTCTATATGAGTGTATAAACCACATCACCTCATATAGTTGCTGTATTCCTCCCGGAATTTGTTTAGAAATAGCACCAGCTGTGTGTGAAGGTCTTGGTGGAACTTCTGAAATGACGAGTTGCAATGATCGCAATTGTTACGAACCAAAGGGACGATGCTGTCACTTGGAACCTGCGGCCTGTGAATGCCCCAATCCATCGCATGCGTGTTGCTGGAACGGTGGGTGCTGGGAGTATGAAGAAGATCTCTGTGTGATATTAGATCCCCCAGGGCAATACATTGCCGATGCTTGCTGTGGATGTTCCGACCCCTGCGGACTCGGCGCTGGGGACGAATGTGACAATATTCCAAGGGAGCACATCTGCACAGATGATGTTGCACAACAAACATGTGAATGCGTACTTGGTGGATTCTTTGAAGGTCCTGATGCTGCAGGAACCGTTCCCAGCTGTGATGAACTTTCCGGCGAGAACCCTTGCAAGTTATGCTGCGGCGATAACGATCCGGGGGAGTGCTACGTCAGGTGGTGCATTGATGGTGACACATGCGACCCATGCGGTGGTGGTGTCGGTGGATTAATTTGGGAATGTGGGTCTCAACACTACTGTGATACGCCTGCTTCTTGCAACAACGTTTCGCATCCTACCGTTATTTGTTGCGATCACCCGGATCACAAACCAAATTGTGTTAATATACCATTTTGCAGGTGTGTCGAGGAAGGTGGACAACCGATGGATGGAGTATTGGAAGGGTGCAACGATGAAACCTGCTCAGGTTGTGAAGACGCAGATGTTGATATTTGTAACATTCCTGAAGGAGCGTGTTGTTTTACCTACACTCATAATGGCAGTGATATTCAAATTTGCGCGGAGACGACAGAGAACGCATGTGTGCGATGGCTGGGGGGCGATTACCAAGGTGACAATGAACTCTGTGAGCCCTGTACTTGGAATACTGGAGATGAAGTGTGGGAGAATGGGACATGTGGAAAGTGTGGAACTTGTTGTGTACAAGCAACAAATTCGTGGGAGTGCGAAGAGGGTGTTATTGAACAAGACTGCATATTCATCCCAACCGAATTCGACGGTCCCTTCTGGACTGAAAGAGATTCTGAGACTGACGTGGTCGCGCCTTGCTGCACCTGTACAGACCCGTTCTGTGTAATTGAACATCAAATTGATCTACCCCAATTACCAGATTGTGGTCTCAGTGCTTGTTGTTACGAGGACGCTAATGGAGACCCAATCTGTACTGCAGAATCACAATCATGGTGCGTGGGCATTCCAGATGATGGCGAAGGGTTGGGTGGTACTTGGTACCGATGTACTAGTTGTACCGATGACCTTTGCTCTAACACAACTGGCGCATGCTGTGTTGATACAAGTTGTTCTATTGAAACTGCTGCTGACTGCAGTGCTTCAGGTGGTATATACCAAGGTAACGATTCAACCTGTGGGATGAATACGTGTTGCCCCGATTGCGGTGCGTGTTGTGTTGGTACAAGTTGTACCGAGGTATCTGTGAGTGTTTGCGATGGTAAAGATGGTGATCACTATGGTACAGGTGTTGCTTGTACTCCCAAATTGTGCGACGATATTGATGGTGGGTGTTGCATTGATAATGAATGTCAAACAATGACCCAAAAAGAATGTATAAGTGCGTCAGGCGATTGGATGGGTGAGGACCATGAATGTGATGACAACCCTTGTGGTGCTTGTTGTGACGATCAAGGTGGATGTTCTACTACGACACAGTTTGGATGCGACAACACAGGAGGTGCTTCATGGCAGGGCGACGATTCAAATTGTGATACATTACCATGCACACTTGGTGGTTGTTGTTTATCGGGTGGTGGAAGTTGTCTTGATCTAACACTCTACGAATGTGGTGGTGGAACCTGGCACAACGACCTATGTACCCAAAACCCGTGTAATCTTGGTACGGGTATGTGTTGTTGTGACAATCCGGGGGACAGTTGCACTGATAATATAACTGAAGTGCAGTGTGCCGACCCCACTCTGCCTTCCTGGTGTGCTTGGGGTGGTAATTGGGAAGCGGGGCAGACATGCGAATTAGATTGTGCCAACTACACAACTGGTGCGTGTTGCATTAGTAATGTTTGTTCAGTAGTGACAGAAGGTAATTGTGTTTGGGATGGTGGTACATACCAAGGTGACAATTCAACATGTGCCGGTGACCCTTGTGCCCCTCCTGCAACAGGTGCTTGCTGTGTTGGTACAAGTTGTGGAACTGGTACTGAAGCAGACTGCTCTGCTGCTGGTGGTACATACCAAGGTGACAATTCAACATGTGCCGGTGACCCTTGTGCCCCTATAAGTGAAGACGGTGCCTGTTGTTATTATGCAAATAGCACATGTGGAGAAGATGGTACTCAACAAGACTGCTTGAACAACAGCGGCACTTGGATGGGTATTGGGTCAACTTGCCGTGCTTGCGAAGGTGCTTGCTGTTTTGATACCAGTTGCTCGGATAACCTCTCTCAAGATGATTGTTCTAATTTGAGTGGTATATACCAAGGTATAGGTATACTGTGTGCCGATATATCATGTAATCCAGATTATGGATCTTGTTGTTGTGAAAATGCTGGTGGAATGTGGTCCTGCACCGATAATGTCACTCAAAGCAATTGCAGCCTTACCTGTGTTTCCAATTATACATGGAGCCCAAATGGAACTTGCACCGCGAACGCATGCGGCGCACCAGTAGGAGCATGTTGCCTTAGTACAGACACATGTGTAGAAAACCTAACTTTCTGGGAGTGCGGTGAACTCGGCAGCTATGATTGGTACTGGGATGATGCATGTGCAGATGTGAATTGCACTCCGATCACTGTGGGTCGTTGCTGTTATGGTGATAGTACCTGTATGACTGACAAATCCCAAGCGGAATGCGAAAAGTGCAAGGGTGAGTGGAACATAAATAATTCATGTGCCGGTGACCCTTGTGATGGAAGACCATCATGTTGTAACACGTCAACCTTTGCATGCGATGAGAATTGGACATGCTGCACCAACGGTACATTAGTAAATGATTGTACAGACGAGTGTGTAGACGATTCATATGCGTGTTGTGAGAAAGTTGGAGGAATATATACAGGAAATTGTTCAGATATAACACAACAACAATGCAGTGATGAAGATGGACAACCTCTAACATCATATGACGATTGTACTATGATTGATCCTGCAACCGGTATGAAACCATGTGACCTTGGTGTGTGTTGTTACGATGATGGTGGAAATCCGTCATGCATTAGAACAATAAAATACGAATGTGATTCTATTTCTGCGAGTCACTGGAAGGGTGATGGTGAATGTGCAGACTTTTCTGAATATGCAGAGTGTGCAGATCAAGATGTCCCAACTGGTGCGTGTTGCATTAATAATTCTTGTTCGGAGGGATGGGGTCATACTGCTTGCGAGACCGCAGGAGGTGAATACTACGGTGATAACTCAGTATGTTCAGATCACGATATTGAATGTAAAGATGATGATCCCAAATGCATTCTTTGTGATGCGACACCACCACCACGCGGCAAAGAATTTGAAGATCTAAATAGTTATGTTAAACTTCCATCTGGACAGTGTGTTTGGATGAATTGCATTTCACCAAATTGTCCATATCCTCTGTGCCGGTAATGAAAAAGATATATAATATATGAGCATTCAATTCAGATCGAGAATTAAATCAACAGCAGATTATAGTACAGACCTTTCTGATCAAGGAATTTGTTGTTATCCTGATGGGAACTCATCAGACAACACTTCATATAGTCAATGTATTGATGACAACGGATATTTTCAATATGGAGAAGAAACAGAAGATATAAAATGTCCATCTATAAGCGACACTGGGTGTTGCTGCGCTTGCAGTTACGTTGACAGCTTTGAGGATTACATGGACTCAATTGATCAGGGTGAGTCGGACTATAGTGGTGGATTAGCAGACGATATTTCATTTTGTGAATGTTCTTCAATAGGTGGGGTGTGGTTGGGAGCAAACCAATCTTGCTCAAAAGTTGATGACATTTTCGGATTTTGTACAAGAGGGAAGTCAGAAAACCCACAGATTCCTGATCCCATCGAATATGATGTAAGATTTCCTCAAGGGTGTTGTGTAGATTTGGGTGATGGTGGATTTGAATGTTATGATGTTTGTTCTGGAATAGAATGCGGAGAAAAGCAAACAGATGTAAATCCAGATGGTACTGCAACACATCATCCAGACGTTGCGTGTGATGATCCTACCGATGATGATGGTATTATGTGTGGTGATGTTGGTTTCAGAAAACTTGTCGAAGAAGGTGGTTTATCAACAAAGAAAGATGGGGTATTTTCTGTTGGTAATAATACATCGGTCGATAAAATATTCACTGAAAATGATCCATCAATTTTTTCTGCATGTGTACGAAAAGATTCGTGTCAAATAAAGAAGGCAAAGGATTGTGATGGATTTTGGATGGGAATTAAAGACGGCATTCCATTAGATTGTAGTGATGATGGTATATCACCTTTGCAGGAATTTATTAAAACTAAAACAGTTTCGAGAAGTGTTGTTGATGGTTGGAAAATCGGTGATTATAAATTCGGTGGATTTTATTTGGGTGAATTTTATGGATATGGGGGTCAAGAAGCCTTCGGTAATTTAGATACAGGGATTGGTAAACTATACACAACAAAGCCCGATAAAAAAGAACTGAAAGGATTTACCAAGAATAATTATGCAATTATAACCCATTGGTCGGCCATGGAGTATAAGTTTGGTGATATAAGCAGTAAATTTACACACACCTCCACAAATGATAGTTTATTAAATTCTTCTATTGATTTTCCTATAATGGATGACATTAAAAATGATATCAATTCCAATGGTATCTCTGATGGATTTCCTTGGGTTATTCCGTCTTTGAATCTATCTTCTTTCATAAACAATAAGTTACTCAATGATGCCGAGGGAATAAAAATAAATAAAT